GCAAACATCATACTTCTTAATGCCTTCCGGGAAAGAATGGAGTTTCCCCAGCTAAAACAGGTGGCGGTGGACCAGTACAAGTCGTGGAAGCCCGACAGTATCATCATCGAGAAGAAGGCCAGCGGTGCCCCACTTATATATGAGATGCGGGCCATGGGCATCCCGGTGCAGGAGTTCACACCAAGCAAGGGTAATGATAAGATCAGCCGACTGAACGCAGTTAGTGACTTATTTGCTAGTGGTAGAGTATGGTGTCCCAACACCCACTGGGCTGAAGAGGTGGTTAACGAAGTCGCTGAGTTCCCTGCGGGTGAGCACGACGACTATGTTGACTCGGTTTCTTTGGCCCTGATGCGGTTCCGCAGGGGTGGCTACGTGGGTTCCGATTTGGACGAGAAAGAAGAGCCCAAGATGTTTAAGTCAAACCGGGGTAAGGGATACTACTGATGGCTGGGAAGAAGGGGTTGGCTGAGATTATTCCGCAGGACAACAAGTACGACTACCTTAACATTCTGCCTGTTCGGATAAACAAAAAAACCGGCGCTAAAGAGTTAGCGGTTCCCAGCCTTTTGTCTGGTGCGGTTAATTCTATCTATGACGCCATCACCTTGCCCGGGGATGTCTACTCTGGGGAGCGCGAAGCAACCCCCGAAAATACTTTGAACGCCGCCATGAACATGGTGGGCGTAGGTTCTGTTATACCCCGCAGAGTAGGCGAGATGCAGGCAGTAAGGGAAGCACAACGTTTTTTACACCGTCCAGAAATAGAAGAGTTTTTGCAAAAATATAAAAACACCGCACCACTTCCGGATGATCCTAACCTACAGAACTTCTACAAAGGAAGTGCTGCGCCGCCCGTAATGTATCATGGGACAAATCAATTAAAAGTAGCAGACCAAAAAGCCGTAGTACCTGATAGTGGTATGTGGCGTCCTATTCCAGAACAAGAGCGTGGTAGTGTGACTATAGATAAATTTACAGGTACTCGCGGGAACCCTGATGCGCCTGTAGCTGGGTTTGCGGCTTTCGATCCATCTTTTGCGAAAATATTTGCTGATATGGGGGTCGGGGAGGGTCAAAATATATACCCTCTACGTGTTCGTGCTACTAGTTTGTTTGATATTGCCAACCCAAAGCACCGCAAACTAGTTAAAGTTAAAAAAAATCCATCTAAAGTAAAAGAATTAAAAAACGTTGGTGGTTTGCGTAGTCATTTAGATGAATACCCATGGGATTGGCACGACATAGAATATAACACTAGTAATATAAAGAACGCCGGGTTTGACTCCTATCTGGATTATGAAAGCAACGCGCTAAAGAATCCTCCCACAGGTATCGCTGTGTTCGATCCGGGTCAATTTAAATCACAATTTGCCACTAAGTTTGATTACACAGACCCGCTTCTTGGGAACGCCAAAGGCGGCGCAATAACCATCGACGACGGTAATCCGGCGAAAAGAAGAAAGTTAATATAATGGCTATCGACAAAGCAGTGAACCAAGCCCCGCTGGGTCTCACCGGTCTAAACGAAGAAGACCTTGGACCCGATATCGAAATCGAGATCGAAGACCCGGAGAGTGTCAAGATCAAGACCGGGGACATGGAGATCGAACTTGAACCCGGTGATGCGGAAGACGACGAGTTCAACGCTAACCTTGCCGAAGAAATGAACGAGAAGGAACTGACTAGCCTAGTAGGTGATCTACTGAGCGAGTTTGACGAAGATATTAGCGCCCGTAAGGACTGGATTCAGACCTACGTGGACGGCCTTGAGTTGCTTGGTTTGAAGGTCGAAGACCGCACCGAGCCGTGGCCGGGAGCGTGTGGTGTCTACCACCCTCTGCTATCCGAAGCACTGGTCAAGTTCCAAGCCGAGACCATGATGAGTACGTTCCCCGCCGCTGGTCCGGTCAAGACGCAGATTATTGGTAAGGAGACCACGGAGAAGAAAGAAGCTTCGGTTCGTGTCGCTGCTGACATGAACTACCAGTTGACCGACGTGATGGCTGAGTACCGCCCCGAACACGAGCGGATGCTGTGGGGCTTGGGTCTGTCGGGTAACGCCTTCAAGAAGGTCTACTACGATCCGAGCCTTTCTAGGCAGGTGTCGATGTACGTGCCCGCCGAGGATGTCGTCGTTCCGTATGGTGCCAGTAATCTCCAGTCTGCTGAACGTGTCACGCACGTCATGCGCAAGACACCCAACGAGATCAAGAAGCTACAGGCTGCTGGCTTCTATCGGGATGAGGACCTTGGTGAGCCGAACAGCACGTTTGACGAAGTCGAGAAGAAGATCGCGGAGAAGATGGGCTTCCGGGCTTCGTACGATGAGCGCTTCAAGATTCTTGAGATGCACGTTGACGTTGACCTGCCCGGGTTTGAAGACAAGGACGACGACGGCAAAGAGACAGGCATCGCCCTGCCCTACGTCATTACGATTGAGAAGGGCACAGAAACCGTTTTAGCTATCAGAAGGAATTGGCATTCAGATGATAAAAGCAAGCGCAAGCGCAATCATTTTGTTCACTACTCTTATATTCCGGGTTTTGGCTTCTACGCTTTTGGCCTTATTCATCTCATTGGCGCTTTTGCTAAGTCTGGCACTAGTATCATTCGTCAGCTTGTTGATGCTGGTACCCTGTCAAACCTACCGGGTGGTTTCAAGACTCGCGGACTTCGTGTCAAAGGAGACGACACGCCTATTGCACCGGCTGAGTTCCGGGACGTAGACGTTTCGTCTGGTACGATCAAAGACAACATCATGACGCTCCCGTACAAGGAGCCGTCTCAGGTCCTCTACACGCTACTTGGTACCATCGTTGATGAAGGTCGCCGCTTCGCTGGCGCTGCTGATTTGCAGGTTAGCGACATGTCCGCCAACAGCCCGGTGGGTACGACGTTGGCTATTCTTGAACGAACCTTGAAGGTGATGTCGGCTGTGCAGGCCCGCATTCACTACTCCATGAAGCAGGAGTTCATCCTGCTGCGGGACATCATCCGCGACTACACCCCCGAGTCCTACGACTACGAACCCGAAGATGGCACGCCGCGTGCCAAAAGGGGCGACTACGATCTCGTCACTGTAATCCCGGTGTCCGACCCCAACGCTGCCACCATGGCGCAGAAGGTTGTCCAGTATCAGGCAGTGATGCAGTTGGCGCAGGGTGCGCCGCAGCTGTACGACATGCCCTACCTGCACCGGGAGATGCTCGAAGTCTTGGGCATTCAGAACGCTAATAAGCTTGTCAAACTGGACGACGACCAGAAGCCTGTGGACCCAGTCAGTGAGAATATGTCGGTCCTGAAGGGCAAACCCATGAAGGCGTTCATTTATCAGGACCACAAGGCCCATATTACCGTCCACCAGACCATGATGCAGGACCCCAAGATCGCACAGATTATTGGGCAGAACCCGCAGGCGCAGGCGATGATGGCGGCTCTTCAGGCGCATATTTCGGAACATATGGCGTTCGAGTACCGTCAGCAGATCGAAGAGCAGGCTGGTGTCCCGTACCCGGCACCTGACGCTGAGATGGATGAGCAGACAGAGGTCCAGATTTCTCGTCTGGCTGCTGCCGCCGCACAGCAACTGCTCCAGAAGAACCAAGCTGAAGCCGCGCAGCAAAAAGCACAGCAGCTACAGCAGGACCCGCTTGTCCAGATGCAGCAGAAGGAACTTGAGATCAAGGGACACGAAACCGAGATCAAGCGCCAGAAGCTGCTTGTTGATGGCGCAACCGCCAAGGACAAACTGGACCTCGAACGCGAACGTCTCGCCGTTCAGGAACGAATCGCTGGCATGAATGTCGGTGCAAAGATCGCCACGGATAAGGCCAACCTGTCTGCCAAACAGCAGGAAGCCAAACTCCGTATAGGCGTCGATATCGCTAGGGAGATGGCTCAGGAAGCCCGAACCACAGCGCAAGGAAGTAAACCAGAGGAGACTGAATGAGGGACGACATACTGAAATATCTTTCAGACAAACTAAGAGACGAACGCCTAGTGCTGTCCGAAGACATGTCCATGGGTAAAGCCAAGGACTTCGGAGACTACAAGTACGCCTGCGGGATTATCCGTGGGCTGCTCCTT